CCCCTAGTGCAAAGGAGCACACCCATGTCTCGATACCTCCAAGACCCAGGAACCGAAGCAACCTTCCGCCTCCCTCAACACCTCCGAGAGTCCCTCCGAGCAACCTCCTCGGGCCTCCTCCACAACCAACGCATCATCAACACGATCTGTGAGGACAAGGAGGACTGCGAGACCAAGCAACGAGCAGAGCGAGCAGCCAAGGCCTGCCATGCTGCTGCCGTGCTGCTGCTCGGGATCGAGAACATCCTCGAGTTCCCTGAGTGGGCCGAGGACTACCGCGACGGCGTCATCAACAACCTCGACAACCTCATCGACAGCGTCCAACCGCCGGGCTGAAAGGAGCAGCTACACCATGTCTGATAGCGATCTTAACTACTACCGAAACCTGAACAGCCCTTACACCCACTACCACAACCCATGGCTAGATAGCCCAGACCGTGCGGGACTCCCTGCGGTCTACGACAAGGATGGGTGGCAGGTGTTCCCTGTCCACCATGGGTACGACTTCGTCTACAACGGCTGCTGCATCACGCAGCGAGCAGGTATCACTAGCACCCCCATCGAAGAGACCATCAAGCAGTTGCAGAGAGGCTACAGCCCTCCGCTTTCCCCTATCACCAACCCAACCATCCTCAAGGCCTTAGGCCTCGCTGAACCAGCCCCTGAGGTCGGGTAACACTCCTGACCACTCCCTGCCCTACCCCCCCCCCCTGATCTACGAAAGGATCACCCACCATGTACGGACAGCCACAACTCAAGCACCTCAACCTGACGAACCACCGCGACCAGCAGCGGCGTGCAAAGGAGGCCCGCGACAAGGCCGAAGAGCACGCCTCGAGCATCGAGTACGACGATGAGCGGGGTCACGGGATCTCCGAAGAGGAGACCGTGGTCTCGGACCAAGCTATCTAGCAACGCCTCCTCTAACACCTCCTCACCAGTCGTAAGGGCTGGCGAGGGGATTCACCCCTAACGAAAGGAACTAGAGCGATGACTGACCAAGACCGAGCAGAGTTTGAGAAGTGGAGTCTGGGTGTAGGGGCCGACGAGTGTGATCTTGTCCAAGACGACAACGGCGATTATATGAGCCGCAAGACGCGGGACTACTGGGGAGTTTGGCTCGCCGCCCGCCGCACGCAGTACGAGCAGGTGCGGGAGTTGTGTGGCCTGATTAAAACCCTCCACAGTGAGGAACTACAAGACCGAGGCGAGGTGCCGGTGTTGCTAGATGACATCGCCACCCTCGCCGCCCAACTCAAGGAGCAACAAGATGACTGACGCAACATGCCCCCACTGCGCAACCCCGTTCCGCCTCGGAGCAGACCTACAAGCTGCTCGTGACAAGATCGCCGAACTGGAATCCCGCGACAAGCAGGTACGGGAGTTGGTGGAGGCGGTGGGCGTACTGTTGAATAGCGGGGAAAAGATGCACAACCCGTACTACAGCGACCGAGTGTGGCAGAACTTGCACGATGCCTACGAAGCCGCCCAACTCAAGGAGCAACAAGATGAGCGGTGAACATGAACATTGCCCCGGATGCGGAGACGATATGCGCCAGTGCCACCATGCGATAAACGCCCGCATCGCCGAGCTTGAAGCCCGCGACAAGCAGTCGCGGGAGTTGGCAGCTCTGCTGGAGCGTCTAGAGCGATGGCTTCCAGTTGAGCAGGACGATCTCGCTCGCATGGATCATAACGATATTGATACTACCCTCGCCCAACTCAAGGAGCACGCACAATGACTTGGACCTTCATCGACTACTCGATGACTCCAAGGACGGAGCATGTGTCCACTCGATACGGACACAGGCCACGGACGGCCAGCCTCCGGCAGAAGCTCAAGCATGGGCTGGCCTACTTTGTCAGCCAGGACCACGAGCTGACCTCGGATCCCTCGCCGGAGCACATCGGACTGGTGATGTACACCGGAAAGCGAAGGAAGTATCAGGGAGTCCCTGCCTTTGTTCGCCTCGAAGACGCGAGGGCTAACCTCGCACTTGCACTTTCTCAATCGTGAGTTATATTCTCACGCCTACGACATTCCCCGGGTTCTGGGAGGGCCTTGAGAAGCATATTGAGGGAGAGTATACTGTTAGGTACTTGTTAAGTACCTCGCATGGATCATTACACACCTGGAGTCACCTATGTTTCACACGTTCGCTGGTTCATTGTTCGGATTCGATTGGTTCGCAGAGTGTACGACCCCTGGGTCATACGTTCGTGTATCAGGTAAAGACCTTGAAATCCACGCATGGAGACTGTACATTGTAGTCTGTCGTAGATAGTCTACCCCCCTTTAACATTGGAACATCCCATGGACATCAAATCGCTAAGGGCATTCACCCGGCTCATGGAGACCCTCGATCCTAACCTCACGATTCAACAGGTTCACATCCTCCTGACAGTGTTCGGATCTAAATCTCTGGAGAGAGATGGTTACGTTCCCTTGAGTGACATTGTGGACGCCACCGGGCACACCCTGGCGTCCGTGTCGAGGACCCTGGTGTTCTTCGGGACCCATTTGAAACCTAATCGACGGACCCCGGGCCTCGGGCTCATCGAACGTCGAGAGGACCCTGACAACAACCGCAAGAAGAACCTCTTCCTTACGAAACGAGGGAAGCTGGTCAAGACCCAACTACAGGAGCTATAGTCATGCCTATCAGAAAACGAGGATTCGGCTGGCAGGTGGATGTGAAGCACAAGGGCAACAGGATCCGAGAGACCATCCACGGATCCAAAGACCTCGCCTTGGCCCGGGAGTCCGAGATCAAGGCCCAGCTCTACAGAGGCGAGCCCATCGTCACGGAGAGCAAGCAGGACAGGCGAGGAGGTCACACCCTGCGTGAGGCCTTCGAGCAGGCCAAGCTACAGTGGAAGAACACCAAGGCCGAGAGGACCTCAGTAGGCAATGCCGAGAGGGTTCTCTCTTTCTTTGGGGACAACGCCTCGGTGAGTAGCATCGACCGGGACGCCGTCGCGAGGTACGTCAAGCACCTCGACGAGGACAAGGGCAACAGCTCGAGCACCATCAACCGCAAGCTCACGGCCCTGCGGGTGCTGCTCCGGACTGCCCACGAGCACGAGTGGATCGACAGGATCCCGAGGCTCCCTAAGCTCAAGGAGCGGAAGCACCGAGTGGTCTGCTACTCCCCAGCAGAAGAGCTGAAGATCCTCGAGACCCTCAGGTCCTTAGGGTACGACCGCCAGGCCTACCTCGTGGAGTTCCTGATCGACACTGGGCTCCGCGTCAGCGAGGCTCAGAAGCTCAAGTGGGCTCAGGTTCACGAGGATGCTGTCGAGGTCCTGGACTCGAAGAACGGTGAGAACAGGCGTGTGCCTCTCACCAAGAGAGCATCGAGGGCCATCAAGATGCAGCCCACCGGGAGGTTCCAAGGACCCTTCGGGGGTCTCGACTACGAGAGTCACATCCGCACGGCCTGGGCCAACGTCAGGACCGCCCTGAACCGACAGGAGGATGAGCAGTTCGTCCTCCACGGCCTACGGCACACGTTCTGCTCCCGGCTCGTGCAGAGAGGCGTGCAGCTCCAGGTTGTGAAGGAGCTCGCTGGACACAAGTGTCTCCAGACCACCCTGAGGTACGCACACCTCGCACCCTCGAATCTCATGGATGCCGTGGCTCTGTTAGAGTAGCGGTAAGGGCCTCTGGCGGAATTGGCAGACGCAAGCGACTTAAAATCGCTTGATCGAAAGATCGTGCGGGTTCGAGTCCCGCGAGGCCCATTAGATCTACAATCCTTACCTTTCAGCTCTGGCGGGTCACAGGTCACCTTGTGACCCCGAGGAGTGAGTAGGTGTGAAGCCAGCCTCGGTTTAACAGCCGGGGCTGAGCTTTTGGTGACCAGCTTTAGATTTAAAATCTATTCATCGAAAGGTTACGCCCGAGTGATACTCACCCGCCTGACATAACCCCTTGCCTACTATAGCTTTCTCTTTTATTTTAACCTATACTCACCCAGCATTGAGTGTCTACCCGGACAGACCCCGATGTGTCCCCAGGTGTGACCCAGCAGGCCAGTTTGAATTAACCCACCCCTTAGAAGGAAAGAAGCTCCTTAAGACATCCTTAAGACATCCTTAAGACCTCATCTGGACCTCATCTAGACCTCTCCATGAAGTCCAAGAGAAGTCCCCCTGACGTACCTCAGCGTAACTTTGTAATACCCCTTCCTACCCCTCCAAGGATGGAAGCATAAGACCCCCACAGGAGTCCTCCCCTATGAATCAGCAAGACCTCTACCTGAAGCAGATCGAACTGGAAGAACACATGAGCAATGCAGGCTTGGAGCGATACCAACGCCAGGCCCAGCGTGAGCGTGAACACCAGCGAGGTTACAACACCAAGTCAGGGAAGATGCTCCTCCACGCAGTCTTGGAACCTGCCACCCAGTACCTGACCGAGTGGCTGGAGACCCCGGTGAGAGGGAGGCCCCATGTGTCTATCACTTTCCTCAAGCAGATCAAGCCTGAGCTGGCAGTGTTCATTGCCTCTCGTCTGCTTATCGACGCAGTCATGACGCAGGACCGTCTCATCTCTGTCTGTGAGAGGATCGGTAGCCAGGTTGAGGACGAGATCAAGTACGCCCACTTCCTCGCTAATGGGAAGCTCCGAGACGGGTCGGACGTTGGCCCCTACTGGAAGAGAGTACACGAGGACATCAAGTCCAAGCGACTCCAGGACTACGATCTCATCAAGCGTCAGCTCGACGTTGCCTTGGACCTCCACGACATCACCTGGTCAGCCTGGTCTGAGCGTGAGCGTCTGCGAGTGGGGGAGAAGCTCGTGGATGTCATCTCCAACAGCACGGACCTCGTCCAAGTGCTGAACCTCCGCAACGGTAGAAAGTCCTCCCTCGTCGTCCACCCAGGGCCAGGGATCACGGAGATGATCGGTGAGTATGACCTGCGTATGGGCCTCCTGGCTCCTGTCCACCTCCCGTGTCTCATCCCTCCGAAGCCTTGGACCAAGCCCTTCGGTGGGGGCTACCACGGCCAACGGATCCGTAGGCTCACCTTGGTCAAGACCCGCAGTCGGTCCTACCTCGATGACCTCGGGGGCGTTGAGATGCCTGCGGTCTACAAGTCAATCAATGCTCTCCAAGACACAGCGTGGTCGGTCAACCCCTCAGTCCTTGAGGTCGTACAGGATCTCAAGGAGCACGGGTTCGGCTGTGCTGGTCTCCCAGATCGGGAGGACCTCGAGATCCCTCCGTACCCTGACAAGTCTCACCCGGACTTCGAGAGGGTCGAGAAGGAGTGGCGACGAGACGCCCGGCAGATCCATGAGTTCAATGCGGTGAACCTCAGCAAGCGACTGGGGACCGAACGCATCGTCAACGTGGCCGAGGACTTCATGGAGTACGAGGAGTTCTACTTCCCATACCAGCTCGACTTCCGAGGTAGGGTCTACCCGGTAGCCTCGGACCTCCAACCTCAGGGTTGCGATCTGTCCCGTGGTCTCCTCCAGTTCTCCGAAGCCAAGGCCATCGAACACCCGGAGCAGGCCCGCTGGCTTGCCATCCATGGAGCCAACTGCTTCGGGGTTGACAAGGTCAGCATGGAAGAGCGAGTGGACTGGGTAGAGGAGCACGAGGAACTGATCCTCGGGGTCGCTACGGATCCTCTCGATACCCGTTGGTGGCAGGAGGCTGACAAGCCCTTCCAGTTCCTGGCCTGGTGCTTCGACTGGGCTGGGCTCCTGTCGGATGGGTACGGCTACGAGTCGAAGCTCCCCATCCAGATGGACGGGACCTGCAACGGCCTCCAGATCTTCTCCCTGCTCCTGCGAGATGCAGTGGGTGGGCAAGGGGTCAACCTCGTGCCCTGCGAGGATCCTCAGGACATCTACCAGCAAGTGGCAGATGAGACCACAGAGATCCTGCGTAAGGTCCTGAGGGAGTCCCCGGCCTCTGACGAGGGAGTGTGGGCGGAGAGGTGGTTACAGCTAGGCGTGGACCGCAAGCTCTGCAAGCGACCAGTCATGACCCTGCCCTACGGGGTCACTCGGTTCTCCATCCGGTCCTTCGTCTTCGACGTGGTCAAAGAGAGGTCCGAGGGATCCAAGGAGACCATCTTCGGGACCCACCCGGAGACCCGAGAGGCCTGCAACTGGATGGGAGATCAGATCTGGGAGGCCATTGGCCGGGTCGTCATCGCAGCTCGTGAGGCTATGGACTGGCTCCAAAGCCTCGCCCGCCTCGCCAACGATCACACCAAGCCGGTGAGCTGGATGACCCCCTCAGGTCTGCCCATCATCCAGAGCTACCGTAAGCATCGGAGCAAGCGGCTGGACCTCCACATCGGGGAGTCCATGCACCGGGCTCGGATCTCTGAGGTCACCTCGACCTTGGACAAGAAGCGACAAGCCAATGGCATCGCCCCTAACTACGTCCACTCCTTGGACGGTGCTGCCCTGGCTCTGACTATCTGTCACGCCCTCGACTACGGGGTCACCTCGTTCTCGATGGTCCACGACTCCTACGGGACGCACGCAGCGGACTCTCCGGTCCTGGCTGACTCCCTGCGAGAAGTCTTCGTTGAGATGTTCGACGGCAAGGATCTCCTCGGGGATCTTCAGCAGAGCATCCAAGACTCAGTACCCGGCGTGGACCTGGACCTCCCTCCTCGGCCCGCCTTCGGAGACCTCGTGGTCAGCGAAGTCTTGGAGTCTGAGTACTTCTTTGCCTGACAACACTCAACGCTGGTTGATTAAACCCACCCCTTAGAAATAAGAAACCTTCATTCCTCCACAGGAGCCACACACCATGTCGGAACTGGACAACATCGAAGAACGCATTGAGCATTGGATCGGAGAGAAAGAGGCGGTGCAACGAAGCATCGACTCCCTCGAGGCCCGGCTGCAAGAGGTTGAAGAATCTCTCGATGAGCTGGCTGACCTCGCTGACCTCACTGAGTCTGTTGAGGACTCCGAGGAACAGGCCTGGTTGTTCGCACAAGATCTGGAGGAAGAAGATTGAGTAAGACTTACACCGTCATCGCAGAGGGGGAGAAGGCGTGCAGCCTCCATCCTCCGATCTCTGAGGGAGAGGTGACCATCCTCACCCAGGACATCGAGTTCCGGGGGCAGGTGACCAACACCTCGGAGACCTCCGTGTCTGTGCGAGGCTTCCGCAACGTGGTAAAGAAGTCCCGAGGCAAGTACATCGACGTTCGTACCCCGTTCGTCCTGCACTTCAGCCGGGGTGACATCATCGACCCTCGCAAGGGATCGTTCAGTGGGGGTCGGATCGGTTGAAGACTGACTTCAACCTGGACCAAGTGGTCAACGCTGTGCCTGACCACGTTGGACGACGAGCCTTCCGATTCATCAATCAGTTTGACCCCGACCTGCCCGAGGCGTGTGCCCTCGGTCTGAGCCTGGCCCTGCTCCGAGTGTGTGAGCACTGGGACACGGACCCCAAGCGATTCATGCAGGTCGCTGAGAAGATCTACCGCAAGACCGAGGCAGAGGAGCCTTACATGCGAGCAGTGGATCAGTTCATCCGAGAAGAAATATGACCCTCTCCGACAAGATCAAGTTCAGCCTAATAGCAGGAGTAGCTACATGCTACGTCCTCGTCGCTGTTGCAGCAGGACTCGCTGTCCCTGCGGCTGCTATCTACGCCATCTACTACTTCGCAACCCACTAAGCACAGGAAACAAACAACATGGCAAAATCAAAAGTTACCCCAGCAGGCACAGCCCAGTGGCCTCGTCTCAATTCCCCTGACACCAAGTTCGATGAGGACGGTGTCTACAAGACCGACCTGGTCCTCGGGGCTGAGGAGTCCGAAGACCTCCGCGAGGCCATCGACCAGATCGCTGAGGAGGGCTGGCAGAATGCTATCGACAAGGAGTCGAAGCCTGCCAAGAAGAACGCCCTGAAGAAGTTCAACTACCACGCTCCCTACTTCCCCGAGGAAGACGATCAGACTGGCGAGGAGACTGGCAACTTCGTGTTCCGGTTCAAGACCAAGGCGAAGAACAAGGACGGCAGCACCAAGAAGCTCCCCCTTGTCGATGCCAAGAAGAAGCCTGTCGGTGAGATCGTAGGTAACGGCTCGACCATCAAGGTCGCCTTCAGCCCTAACGACTACCAGATGCCTACCTCCAAGCAGTACGGCTGCACCCTGTACCTCAACGCTGTCCAGGTTCTCGACCTCGTGGCAGCAGGAGGCGGCGGTGCCAGTGCCTTCGATGAGGAGGACGGCTTCGAGTCTGAGGAGGCCCCTGAAGAGGTCTTCGCTGGTGCGAGTGACTCCGAAGATGAGACGGATGGCGACTTCTAAATATCGCTCAGGTCTCGAAGAGCGAAACGCCAAGCATCTAGAGTCCCTCGGGATCCCCTATGAGTACGAGAAGTTCAAGGTGAAGTTCGAGGTCAACAAGACCTCTACCTACACGCCTGACTTCGTCCTACCTAACGGGGTCATCATCGAGACCAAGGGTCGCTTCACCTCCGCAGACCGCGTCAAGCATCTGCGTGTCAAGGAGCAGCACCCTGACCTAGACATCCGCTTCGTCTTCAGTCGGTCAGGTTCACGCCTCTACAAGGGAGCCAAGTCCACCTACGCAAGCTGGTGTGAGAAGCACGGCTTCCTCTACGCCGACTGTCTGATCCCCAAAGACTGGTTGGCAGATGTTTAAGAAACGGAAGCAAACATCGAACATCTTCGTGTTCTACGAGGAGTTCGAGCACGACGCCAACGCTGATGACATTGATGCCCTGCATCGGTCTCGCGGTGGTCTGTGTAATGGGTTCCACTACGTCATCCGGAAGGACGGCAAGGTTGAGCAAGGACGCGATGAGCTGGAGCACGGGTGGCATACCCCAGGACGCAACGCTGACACCCTCGCGGTGTGTTACATCGTTGACCCTGGCGGGGAGCCGAACGACCAGCAGGTTGGGAGTGAGGTACTGAGAACTCTCTCGGTTAAGTACCCTCACGCCGAGGTGATCTACCCTCACCAACGATGAACCCAAAGAAGCCCCTGGCGAAAGCTGGGGGCTTTTATTCGTAACACACACACAGGAGCAACAACATGAGACGCAAGATGTACCCCCGGAGGTTTCGGGAGAAGTCCGTCTTCTCCATCCCAGATGCTTTACTGAACAGCACATGGGGATGGGCAGATATGGGGAGAGAGATGGAGAGACGCAAGGGAACCCTTGAGCAAGAGAAGGAACGGAAGGCCAGTGAAGAGCGGAGGAGTCGATGAGTGAAAGCGAAGCAATCCAAACCCAACTCCCCTGCGAAGACTGCGGGAGCTCAGACGCCAAGGCCCTATACGATGATGGGCATACCTTCTGTTTTTCTTGTGAGAGCCACCGACAGGGCGAGGTATCGGAAGATGCCCCGAGACCTGAGGATACTCCTCGAGGACCACTCCTACCTACGGGAGAATACTCACCTCTACCGAGTCGAAAGCTAAAGGCAGAGACCTGTAAGAAGTACCGCTACTCCCTCGGTAAGTTCAAGGGCAAGACGGTACACATCGCCACGTTCTGCAACGACGCCGGTAAACCTGTGATGCAGAAGATCCGCACAGCGGACAAGGACTTCATCCAACTCGGAGACAAGAAGAACCCTCCCCTGTTCGGGCAGCACATCTGCCGAGACGCTGGGAAGATGGTCGTGGTCACCGAGGGTGAGCTCGATGCCATGGCAGCAGCACAGGCAATGAGCCCTAAGCTCACCTGGCCTGCCGTGTCTGTTCCTAACGGAGCACAGTCAGCTAAGAAGCACCTGGCGAATCACCTCGAGTGGCTCTGCCGATTCGAGAAGGTGATCCTGGCGTTCGACATGGACGAGCCAGGACGCAAGGCAGCAGAAGAGTGTGCTGCTTTGTTCCCTCCCGGGAAGGCCTTCATCGCACAGCTCCCCGCTAAGGATGCGTGCGAGGCCCTGCAAGAGGGGAAGTACAAGGAGCTGGTAGACAGCTTCTGGGGAGCCAAGGCCTGGAGACCTGACGGCATCGTCTCAGTCAATGAGATTGTTGACGATGTCCTCACGGATCCTCAGCACGGTGCTCCGTTCCCTTGGGCCTCATTAACAGACGCCACGTATGGCCGACATCCCGGGGAACTACTCACCATCGGAGCTGGCACCGGAGTCGGTAAGACTGACGTGCTCACCCAGATGGTGGCTTATGACCTCAACGAGCTGCACCTCAAGTGTGGCGTCATCTTCCTCGAGCAGAGCCCACGACAAACTGTCAGGCGGCTGGCAGGAAAGATCGACGGCAAGCGATACCACCTCCCTCAGGACGAGGAGGGCTGGGACTCTGAGCAACTGGAGAAGACGGTGAGGTCCATTGGGGACCGGGGGACTCTGTTCCTCTACAACCACTTCGGATCCATGGACTGGGAGAACATCAAGGCCAAGATCCGCTACATGGTTCTGAGCCTCGGTGCCCAGCACATCTACCTCGACCACCTCACGGCGATGGCGGCGGCAGAAGAGAACGAGAAGGAAGCCCTCGAGCACATCATGGCCGAGGTTGCGGGCCTGTCACAGGAACTCCAGGTGGTCTTCCACCTCGTGAGTCACCTGACCACTCCTGAGGGAACACCTCACGAGGAGGGCGGTCGAGTGAAGATCCGACACTTCAAGGGGTCCCGGTCCATTGGGTTCTGGAGTCACAACATGATTGGACTCGAGCGGAACCAACAGGCTGAGGACGAGGACGAGCGGTTCACTACCACCGTCCGCATCCTGAAGTGGCGAGAGAACGGGGAGGTGGTCGGACAGACCATCCCCATCAAGTACCAACCAAGCACAGGACTTCTATTGGAGTCCGATGGCATAGGAGCATTCGATGACGAGACTGGCTTTTGACGTCGAGGGGAATGACCTCCTCGACAACTGCACACACATTCACTGCATCGTCACCAAGGACTTAGACACCGGCAAGGTGAAGACCTTCGTTGACGGTGAGATCGGGCTGGCGATTGAGGATCTCGAGAACGCCTCGGAGATCTGGGCACACAACGGGATCAAGTACGACATCCCAGTGCTCCAGAAGCTCTGGGGTCTCCGGCCTCCTGTAGTCCGTGACACCCTCGTCACCCTCCGACTCATGCACCCCGACACGTACACCCTCGACGAGCCTCTGGTCAAGAAGCAGAAGCTCCCTCAGAACCTCATGGGATCCCACAGCCTCGCTGCGTGGGGCCACAGGATCGGTGAGCACAAGCAGGACTACAAGGGAGGCTTCGAGACCTTCAGCCAAGAGATGCTTGACTACTGCGTGCAGGACGTTGAGGTGCTCTACAAGCTGGTCAAGAAGATCGAGGCCAAGGACTACAGCCAGCAGGCCGTCGAGCTTGAGCACAAGTTCGCTGAGCTGATCTGGCTCCAGGAGCAGAATGGTTTCGGGATCAACCTCGACAAGGCCCGCTCACTACACACCGACCTCATGGCCCGACACTCGGAGCTAGAGGATGAGTTGCAGGCTGCGTTCCCTCCGAGGATCCAAGAGATGAAGAGCCGGTACTGGGTTGCTACGGGTTACGAAGATGATCCGGAGTGCCTGTTCGACACGCTGGCGGATGCTGAGGAATGTGGCTGGGGTAGAGGAGAACTTGAACAGGGACCTCACAAGACCAAGTCCATCCCCTTCAACCCTGGGTCCCGTCAAGAGTGCGGGGATCGCCTACGACAAAAGTACAAGTGGAAGGTCCCGGAGAAGCTCAGTGATGATGTCTTCGCGGGGCTCAAGTATCCCGAGGCTCAGCTCATCGCTGAGTACCTCATGGTCAAGAAACGACTCGGTCAACTGTCTGATGGTAAGGCAGCGTGGCTGAAGCTAGAGAAGAACGGAGCGATACATGGAGCAGTCAACACCAACGGTGCAGTCACCGGACGATGCACGCACTCCCGACCCAACATGGCTCAGGTTCCTAAAGCATCTGATAGGGTGCCATTTGGATCTCGATGCCGTGAGCTATTTCAACCTACACGACGCGGATGGAAGCTCGTCGGGTGTGACGCCTCCGGACTCGAACTCCGATGCCTCGCACACTACATGGCACGCTGGGACGATGGAGCCTACGCCAAGGAAGTCCTCGAGGGTGACGTTCACACTACGAATCAAAAGGCTGCTGGCCTGGAGACCCGGGACCAAGCGAAGACGTTCATCTACGCCTTCGTGTACGGGGCAGGGGACGGGAAGCTAGGCGACATTAAGGGCAAGGGCCCTAAGGTTGGCAAGCAGCTCCGGTCCAAGTTCTTGGAGGACCTCCCGGCCCTCGATAAGTTAATCAAGGCAGTCAAGGCCAAGGTCGCCAAGACGAACACGCTGCTCGGTCTTGACGGTCGCATCCTCCACGTTCGATCAGCCCACTCAGCACTTAACACTCTGTTGCAGTCTGCTGGTGCTGTAATCATGAAGCAAGCACTCATCCACTTCTGTGAGGAGATGGACGAGAGGGAGATCCTCTACGGACTCTGTGCCAACGTGCACGACGAGTTCCAGGTGGAGGTCCCTGACCACTCAGCTTACGAGGCAGCAGCCATCGCAGAGTACTCAATACAGAAAGCCGGGGAGACCCTCGACTTTCGTTGTCCCCTAGCAGGAGAGGCCAAGGTTGGAAACAACTGGGCCGAAACACACTGATGAGCATCAATTCTTTTCGCTGTCGCACCTGCGACTGCAAGCTACGCCTCGATGACAACTGGCCCGTTCACCGTGCCAAGAACCGTCACTACATCTGTGACGCCTGTAACAAGAAAGAGCAGAGCCCCAAGGTCCCCAACGGCCACGGGTATGTCTACCTCCTCCGTAACGAGAACCACCCCGGTCGGTACAAGATCGGTAAGTCTCGCAACCCCGAGGCTCGCTGTCAGAAATTCAACACAGCCTGCCCCGACCGTTCCTTCTCAGTGGTGAGGACTTGGTACAGCAAGAACTACTCCAAGCTCGAGGCGGATGTCCACTTCACTCTACATGAGTACCGACTCCCTGGGACCGAATGGTTCGAGGGGGACGGTGAAAACTTTGAGGCCATCATCAATGCTCTATCTAATGCCCGACGCTCTCATGTCCACGCCGATTGACCCCATCGAGACCTTCTCGACGAATGAGCTCGTCACCGAGATCTCCAAGAGATTCGAGGGATTCATCCTAGCTGGGTACACGTTGCCCCGATGTAGGGGGGAGTACCCGCCTCAGGTCTACGCTGACACTGACCTGGACACTCTCGCAGAGATCCAGGAGCTCGGTGGCAAGTTCTTTGACTTCATGGCATCGGAGTTGAGCGAATGAGAACTCTCCTCCTAGACGCCGATGTAATCGCCTTCAAGATCGCAGCGGTCAATGAGACAGCCGTGGACTGGGACGGTGATGGTGAGGATCCCCAGGTGTTCGCTAACGAAGCGGACGCCAGGGCCCAGCTCACCTCCTACGTGGATGAACTGCTGGACCTCACGGAGAGTGATGAGGTTGTGGTGTGTCTATCGTGCAAGACCGGACGCTACTACCGCCACGACTTCTTCCCTGAGTACAAGGCCAACCGTACCCACGGTCGGAGACCCGAGCTACTCACCCTGATGAAGGACGTGCTGGCTGATGAGTACCACAGCTATCGCAAGGACAGCCTCGAGGCTGACGATGTCCTCGGGATCCTTCAGACCAAGCCTACCAAGGCATGGTCCGAGTCGGTGATCTGCACCGTGGACAAGGACCTCCGACAGATCCCCGGGCTCCATGTGAACATGAAGACCTGGCAGATCGAGGAGGAGACCGAGGAGGCGGGGGAGTACTTCTTCTACACCCAGATACTGACCGGCGACACCGTCGATGGTTTCAAAGGGTGTCCGGGGATTGGCCCTAAGAGGGCCGAGAAGATCCTCGGGGATCTCCAGGCCGATGAGTACTGGCCTGCGATTGTCGAGGCCTACGAGAAGAAGGGCCTGACCGAAGAAGACGCAATCATCCAAGCTCGCGTGGCTCGCATCCTGCGACACGGTGAGTATGACTACACAAACAAGGAGCCGATTCTATGGAATCCACAATAAAAGTACCAGACCTGGATATGGCACACGCCCTCGCATCTTTCATCCCCAGTCGTATGTATGTTCTGTACGACCCCAAGCGGAAGAAGGTAAACGAGCCTATCCGCAGTACTAACGGGCCTTTCTATCGTAGTCAGGCAGCAGCCCGACGAGCCAACCGACAGTACGGGGGCAGCCTCCAGATCTTTGAGTTCACCGCTAAGGGTCCATACTTGGAGGTCGAATAATGTACACAGAAGTAAAAGACTCAGGCCATCGGGAAGACTTCACCACCGGCAGTGTCCGGGACACCCGGGAAGGCAAGGGTCGCTACGACCTCATCTCCCCGATCTTCACCGAACGCCTAGCGAAGCACCTCGAGCTCGGGGCAGCGAAGTACGACGAGCGGAACTGGGAGAAGGGACAGGAGGTCAGCCGCTGCATGGACTCATGCAAGCGACACCTCAACAAGTACCTCGAGGGTCACCGGGACGAGGACCACCTTGCCGCCGCCTCCACCAACCTCATGTTCATCATCCATACCGAGGAGATGGTACGGCGGGGTAGGCTCCCGGTGACCCTGATCGACTGGCCGAACTATCTGGCCGAGTGGGATGACCAGGACGAGGACGACTGGTGAAGTACGTCTACCTCTCCGGTCCCATGACCGGCATCAAGGACTTCAACCGCCCCCTGTTCAACGACGTCGCAGAGACCCTCCGTAGCCACTTCAAGTGGGACGTGTGGAACCCTGCGGAGCATGATGGCCCAGAGATCGAGCAGTACGTGGAGCGGAGGAAGCTCCCTGACCACCTGTGGCAGGAGGTTCTGGACAAGGATCTAGCGGTCATCAAGGAGAAGTGCTGGGCTGTGGCTGTCCTCCCAGGCTGGACCGAGAGCCCCGGTGCCAGGGCCGAGGTGGATCACGCCCTTGAGAATGGCCTTAAGTTGTATCATATCAACAACTTAGGCTCCCTGCGGTACAGCACTGACAGCATCCTAGCCAATTAACCCACCCCTTAGAACCCCAGAGGATTCTAAATGAAGCACCTGCATATACCTAAGGATGTCATTAAGCACCTCGAGGGTCACATTAAACCCCTCCAGCCAAAGCCCTCGGAAACCATCGAGAGCATCATGTATCAGGCTGGGAGACTGCAAGTTCTTGAACATCTCAAGCACCTGCATGAAACCTATGACCAAGAGGAAACTGCCTGATGTGTCTGTCATCCCCTAAGACTCCGAAGATCGAAGCCGTCAAACCGGCCACGCCCCCGCCCCCTCCTATCGCTCCTGAGCGTCCACAGGCATCTCCTGTGGTCCAGAGGAACCGGAAGAACAAGGTGCGGCGTAACTCACTCACCATCTCTAACCCCACGACCGGGACCAATGCGAACAGCTCTGGCTCTGGTGTTAGCGTCCGTAGCTAATAGAGATGCAGACGAACATCACTGCCAAGGGGCGATACAACCAGCTCGCTTCTGAGCGGTTGAAGTTCCTTGAACGAGCCAGAGAGTGTAGCTGGTACACACTGCCCTACTTGATTCCCAAGGAAGGCACCACCAGCTCCACGGAGTTCCACACACCCTACGCAGCTCTGCCTGCCCAGTGTGTGAACAACCTAGCTGCCAAGCTCATCACAACCCTGCTCCCTCCTGGCACAGCCTTCTTTAAGCTGAACCTGGAGAGGCTCGCAGCGGAGCAGGTAGTAGAGATCCCGGCCCCAGGCGGGGAGAACCTCAAGGCGGTAACGGAGAAACAACTCCTCCGCACTGAGCTGATCGCTACCGATGAGATCGAGGGGATGTCCCTGAGGCCCAAGGCCTACGAGCTCTTCCGTCACCTCATCGTAGGGGGCAACGCTCTCCTCCTTGAGGACGGCGAGGACAGCCGTGTGCATCCTCTCTCCAACTACGTCTGCCGACGTGACGGGGTAGGCACTCCTGTCGAGATCATCGTCAAGGAGAGCACCAACTACTGGGACCTCACCGAAGAACAGCAAGCCCAGGTCCAAGACTACGAACGTAAGGAAGAGGACCAAGGCGAGCTGGATGTCTACAAGTCCTGTACGTGGGACTACGAAAAGAACAAGTGGGTTGTCTACCAAGAGATCAACGGCAACAAGCTCCAAGGGACCGAGGGTACTTACACCCGTGAGAACTTCCCTTACATCCCCCTCCGCTGGACTCGCCTCGACGGTGAGGACTACGGACGGAGCTATGTCGAAGAATACCTCGGGGATGTCATCTCCCTGGAGGAGCTGACCAAGTCAATCGTACAAGGGTCAGCCGTAGCATCACGAATCATCTACCTGGTCCAGCCGGGTGGTACAACGAATCCAAAGGAACTCGAGGACGCTGACAACGGTGCCTACGTGAAGGGAAGCCCGGACGAAGTCCAGGCCCTCCAGTCACAGAAGGCCCAGGATCTCCGCATTGCAGCAGAGATGGTCAGCAACATCGAGGCCTCCTTGAAGTCCGCCTTCCTCATGATGAGCTCTGTCCAACGACAGGCTGAGCGTGTGACGGCGGAAGAGATCCGACTCATGGCTCACGAGCTGGAGAATGCCCTCGGTGGTATCTACTCCCTGCTCGGCCAGGAGTTCCAGAGACCTCTGGTCCAGAGACTTCTCTCTCGCTTGAAGAAGCAGAAGAAGATCCCTGCACTCCCCGACGAACTGGTGAACATCCAGATCATCACTGGCCTTGAGGCCCTCGGCAGGGGCCAGGACCTACAGCGACTACAGGTTGCTATCGGGTCCATCCCTCAGCCTCTTCTACCTGAGGTCCTCCCGTACCTGAATGCTACGGAGATGCTCAACCGCATCTTCGGTGCTGTGGGTGTGGACACTACAGGGCTTCTTAAGGACTCCGAAGAGGTAGCAGCCGAACGGCAGCAGGCCCAGATGCAGCAGATGGCCGAGAAGCTCGGTCCCCAAGCTATCCAACAAGCTGGTGCTATGGCACAACAGCAACAACAACAGCAGCAACCTGAACAGTAAGGAGCACTAGATGCCCGAAGTACCCCTCGAGTCTGATCCTGCCATCGACCCTAAGGTCGAGGATGCAGTGAAGAACGAGACTCCCATGCCAGGCTTAGAGAAGTTCTGGGATGAGGAGAGTAAAACCTACCGTCAAGAAGACATCCAGAAGAGCTACGTTGAGCTTCAAAAGAAGTTCAGCTCCAAGGCTCCTGAGGGTGGCGACAAGCCTGACCTGAGCATCGACAAGGGTGAGCCAGAGGATCCTAAGACTGAAGAGCCTAAGGATCCCGAGGTCAACCCTGAGCAGGTGGTCAGCGATGCTGGCTTAGACATGGATGCCCTCAACGCGGAGTACGCAGAGACGGGCGACCTGTCCAAGGACTCCAAGCAGGCCATCCTCGAACAGGTCAAGCACCTGGGCGTGGACGAGGCTGGCTTGGACCTGTACCTCAAGGCCCAGGCTGAGGCCTCAGCAGGCTTCGCTAAGGAGGTCTACGAGATCGTAGGAGGTGAGCAGGAATACCAGGCTCGCCTCGAGTGGGCACAGGCCAACCTAAGCCCTGACGAGATCCAGGCCTTCAATGACGTTGTCAACGACAGCGACAAGGAGAAGGTCAAACTATCCGTGGCTGGACTCGATGCTCGATACCGGGACGCAGTGGGCTCGCCCCCTAAATCCCCAGTGTCTGGTAGACGATCCTCGGCGGGTGGGGTTCAGCCCTTCGCTTCCCAGATGGAAGCAACCCAGGCAACCATGGACCCTCGGTATAGCACCGATGAGTCCTATCGCCGGGAAGTGACACAACGTCAAATTGAAACCCTGAGACTCCGAGGTAAGTAATGGATACCGAAGCAATCGTAACCGCCATCGTAGCGGCACACGCCCTGGCAGTAGCAATCGTCAACCTGACCCCTACGCCTAAGGACAACGCCCTCTTGGGTAAAGCCTACAAGGTGATCGAAGTGGTCGCAGGTATTGTCACGTCTACAGCAAAGCAGGTGGCAGATGAACAGTCGGACAGTTGATCCCCTACGGATCCTAAGCGGCCTAGTAGTCTGCATCTTTGTCTGCATGGCCTTCGCCTCCCTCCCCGGATGCGTTGGGACTCCCCAGGCCAAGCAGACCTCCTACGAGGCCTTCGTGGTCGCGGGGGAAGCCAGAGCCTCAGTCATCACCTCGATCACTCTGCTCAACGACGCAGGGTTCATTGACGAGGATGACTACGAGGACATTGACCTAGCAATCGAATTGACCGGCCAGGCCCTTCGGCTCTGGTCGGAGTCCCTACTGAAGGGCGAGCCCTCTCAAGAGGCCGAGCAGAAGTTCTACGAGAGCTTCGAGGTCCTTAAGGGTGTTCGAGATCCAGCCCTCTATCAAGCTAACCAACGGAAACCTGACGCATGAGCGTAGACCCGAAGACCATCATCACTGGTGCCCACGTAGCCCTGTCGATCATTCGTGAACTTCAGAAGGCAGTGAACGTGTCCCGTGACGCACGGAAAGAACTTGACCTGGCAACTGTCCAGTCCATCATTGATAAGAATATCAAGGTTGAGACTGAGTGGAAGAAGTCGAAGACTCGACGAAAGAAAGCGGAGAGTGAGACTCCCGCAGAGCCAGGCACTGAAGACTGAATCTAACGTCAGGCTGAGGAAACTCGGTCTGATGTTTTGTCTCCCTTGGGATCCCTCAGAGACCCTACGGCAGATCCTGATAGGCCCTGGCCCCCTGCGGGGGATAACCGGACAACCTGTTGTTGACGCTAATGAAGTCCAAGAGAAGAGAACCCACCCCACGAGGGAGTGAACCTCCACCTCTAAAAAAGAGAAATGAATTATGGCAGATGCCACCCCTAACCTGATCGGTCAGGACCTTGGTGCCGGTGCAGATGATGCACTGTTTGAACAGCTCTTTATGAATGAGCTGCACGCTGCGTTCCTCGAAGCGAACGTCATGCGTGGCCGCACCACCGTCAAGTCCATCTCCCACGGTAAGTCCGCGACCTTTGACCGGACGTGGAAGACCGACGCTCAGTACCACACCGCTGGCACTGAACTCCTCGGTACCAACAACGTCCAGCACACTCAGAAGACCATCCTGGTCGATGATCGTGTGTCCTCGGACATCTTTGTCAACGAGATTGATGAGCTCAAGAACCACTTCTCGGTTCGCAGCGAGTACGCCAAGCAGATGGGCTTCGCCCTCTCCAAGGTCCTCGACATCAATATCATCCGTACCATCGCTAAGGCGGCCCGTGCGACTCCGGACTTCGGTGCGGCTGATGTCACCACGCCTGCCGACCGTACCATCACCAGTGCGACCATCGGCACTGACGCTGACGTGCTGAAGGACGCCTTCTACACGATTGCTCAGAAGTTCGATGAGGGTAACGTCCCAAGTGAAGACCGCTGCGTGGTCCTGGGTCCTGCCCAGTACTACCTCCTGTTCCAGACCACGGACAACTTCCTGTTGAACCGTGACTGGGCTGGTGGCGGCTCGATCCAGAATGCGTCGGTCCCGACCTTCATGGGTCTCGACGTCGTCCGCTCGAACCACATGACTGCTGCTACCCTCGGTAACAACTACGCAGGCGTTGCTGGTGAGAACAACGACTACACCGCTGACTTCTCCGACACTGTCGGTGTGGCCTTCCACCGAAGTGCAGTCGGCACGGTCCTCCTGAAGGACCTGGCTCTCAAGGTTGTCGATCAGCCTGAGAAGTACGGCACGTTGCTGCTCGGCAGCTACATCGCTGGCACCTCGGACTTGCGTCCTGAGTCGGCCATCGAGCTTACCTCTGCGTAAGCAACACAACTGAATAGGCTCCTGTGCGGGGACTCAGGGCGAAAGCTCTGGGTCCCTGTTTTTTCGTTTTTAACCAAGGAACACAATGGCAGACGAAACCGTAGCTATCACAGCACGAACATCACTGGAGGCCATGAACTCCATCCTGGCCTTGGTGGGGAACTCGCCTGCCACGGACTACAACTCTACCTCGGACCTCGATGTCATCCTGGTACGCCAGGTGATCGAAGAGACTTCTCTTGAGGTCCAAGAGGACTCGTGGCAATTCAACCGCGAGCTAGAGATCGAACTGACCCCCAACGGATCCGATGAGGTAGTACTCTCTGAGGCGTTCACCGCTACAGGCTACACACCCTCAGAGATCGCACGCATCGACTTCATTGCGAAGAAGAACTGCGGCAAGGACATCATCATCCGAGGGGGCAAGGCGTATGACAGGGTAGACCACACCTACGAGTTCACCAGCTCCATCTACGCTGACGTGGTTTGGTACCTCCCCTGGCTGGATATACCCAATGACCTCCGGTACTACATCACTGTCCGAGCTGCCCGTAAGTTCGCGGCTCGTCGCATCGGCTCCGACCTGATCGACGCCATGCTGCGTGAGCAGGAAGGCGTGGCTTACACCAGAGCCCGTGGTGCTGAGATGGACCGGGGAGACTACAACGCCCTGAAGAATAACCCGGTACTCCGGAGGAGCCGTCGATGGCGTTAGTCACCTACACG